TGGTTTGAAAATATACGTGCTGAAGACATATTGATACTAGAGAGTAGAATAAGCGAAGTATTTAAAAAATGGATAGATGACTTTAAATATAAACCATATTGGTTTGCTGTTAGAGATATAGAAGAAATAGAACTAAAAAATGTTGTTAATTAAAACTAGTATTTTCAATGATGACAACAGTATGACAAGAATAATGAGTATATAAAGGAGTGATGTTTATTAAAGGTTTTAGATGTATATGCAGACATAAGTTTTCAAGGATAAAAGATTGTTATTTGATTACAACAAAAAGTCAGCAGCATACTTGTAAGATTTGGGTGTGTAAATATTGTGGACAAATTGTAGCTGGTTCAACTCCTGTTTATCATCCTAATATGAAAGTCAATGAGTATTGTGTAAAGTGTGAGCTTTTAGCATGTTCAAATAATTATGAAGGATATTGTAACTCTAAAGATAAAGAAATTGAATTTAAGTCTATTTGCTTAGAAGGTAATAAAGAGATTTTGCAGTGTAAAAATTTTGATTTGGAATAAAATTTAGCTTAAGTAGGAGAATTTTAGAATATGAAAATAAATGTACATGTTAAAACTAATAAAATTGGTTCAGACTGTAAGCTGGAGTTTGAAATAGATGATGATGATTTAAAAGATATGTCTGATGAAGAGAGAGAGGGTTATATAGATAAAATTGCATGGGATTATGTTTTTGAAAATTTTATAGATTGGAATTGGTATGAGGTTGAAGATTAAGTTAAAACATTTGTTTTAATGTGATTTTACCTAGTAGATACAAGGAGGTTTTTAATGAAAGAGCTTTTAGAAGTAAAAAAAATATTTGATAGTTTAGCATCTACATCTAGTAGAAAAGAAAAAGAGAGAATATTAGAAAAATATAAAAATAATAGAATGTTTGTTGAATGTTTACAATTTCTACTAGATTCAAATATTCTCACTGGAATATCTAAGAATAAAATATGTAAGAATTTAAATAATACTGGTCATAATGAATTAGAGAACATATATGATATGCTTGACTATTTAATTAAGAATAATACTGGCAGAAATATAGATGTAAAAACAATACAAGTATTTGCCAGTAAAGATGAAAAATTAAAAGATTTTATTTTTAATTTAGCTACAAAATCAATTAAATTAGGAATAACATATAAGACTGTAGACAAAATAATGCCAGGTTTAATTATCTAATAAATTTTGTATTTTTTACAAAAAACTATTGAGAACATAGAGGTTATATGATATAATAAAAATATATTGAGAACAGAGAAGTTAAAAAGGGGGGCAATGAGATGACTGACAAAATAATAATAGCAAGTGTAGATGGAGAGGAAATGATATTTAGAACTGAAATGAAAAAGTTAGAAAAAGGAGATAGTCTTATAGTTTCTGTAAATGGTGTAAAAAGATTAGCTCTATTCATTAGGTATATAAGTACTTGTGAAGAATATATAGAAGATATAGCATTTCAAAAAGTAGATGAAATATTATATGAAAACACAATTGCCAAAGAAAAAGAAAGAGTTAAAAAGGTATTTAAAGATAAGTGTATGAAAAATTATAAACCTATTGTTAATACAGAAATAGACTCTTATTTGAGAGAATGTGGTTTCAATTGTGATGGTAGACAATTTTTCAAAAGTATAGACAATACACAAATTTTAATTAGCAGGGATTGTGATAAAGATGTTTTGACTGTATCGAAAGGTTTGACAATAACTAAAACAGATATAACAAATAAAAATTTAATTACAGTTATTAAAATAATAAATAATAGTCTATTAATAGTTAGGTAATAGAAATAAATATTGAACTTTTAATAAGAAAAAAGATTTTAAATAAAAGGAGTGATTTAATGAAGAATGTTATTAAAAGAGATGGGAGGATAGTTCCCTTTGATGAAAAGAAAATAATAAATGCAATAGAAAAAAGCTTTTTATCATTAAGGAACAAAGGAAAAAGTGAAGTATTTGATAGAGAATTAGCAACACTAATAGCTAAAAAAATAAAAAATAAACCATGTGAAAAAATGCATATAGAAGATATACAAGATATAATCGAATTTAGCTTAATGGCTAGTAAAAAGAAAGATGTCGCTAAAGAATATATAACATACAGAGAGAAAAGAAATATAGCAAGAGGAAGAAAAACTTATAATGATTATATGTCTATTGTAAATACTGAAAGTAATGATATAACTAAAGAAAATGCAAATATGAACGCAGATACTCCAGCAGGTATGATGATGAAGTTTGCAAGTGAAGCTACTAAAACTTTTACTGACCATGTACTTTTATCTGAAGAAGCAAAAGAAGCAATGATGGATAATTATATACATATACATGATAAAGACTATTATCCTACGAAATCATTGACTTGTATCCAACATCCTTTAGATAAAATTTTTAATAATGGTTTTAGAGCGGGACATGGCTCTAGTAGACCTACTAAAAGAATAGAGACTTCAAGTATATTAGGATGTATTAGTTTAGAGACTGTACAAAATGAAATGCATGGAGGACAGGCGATACCAGCTTTTGATTTTTATAATGCTCCGAGTGTAAGAAAAACATTTATAGAAGAAATAAAAAATATAGAAATAAAGGATGATATTGATTTATCTCATTTATACAATATAGAAATAGAGGATTATATAATTAAGGACTTAAAAGAATTAGACAGCGAAAAAAGAAATGTTCAACATGCTATAAACAGAACTGTATGGAGAGTTCATCAATCAATGGAGTCATTTATACATAATATGAACACAATTCATTCAAGGGGTGGAAATCAGGTCGTGTTTAGTTCTATAAATTATGGTACAGATACTTCAGCAGAAGGTAGATGTATAATAAGAGAAATACTAAAATCTACTTATGAAGGAGTCGGAAATGGAGAAACACCAATTTTCCCAATTCAAATCTGGAAAGTGAAAGAAGGTGTGAACTATAATCCTACTGATAGAAATTATGACTTATATGAATTAGCATGTAAAGTATCAGCTAAAAGATTTTTTCCTAATTTTTTAAATTTAGATGCAACCTTCAATAAGCATGTAAAATGGAAAATGTGCGACCCAAACAGATATATTTATGAAGTAGCAACAATGGGGTGTCGTACAAGGGTATTTGAAGATTTGCATGGAGAAAAAACAAGTATAGGAAGAGGAAATCTATCTTTTACGACTCTTAATTTAGTAAAAATGGCATTAGAGGCTAAAGAAAAATATCCAAATAATGAAGCTAATAGAGTTGCAGAGTTTATTTTTCTTCTTGATAAATATTCAGATGTAGTAGCAAGACAATTATATGATAGATACTTATTTCAATGTACTGCTAAAGCAAAACAGTTTCCACTATTAATGAGTGGGTTATGGAAAAACTCAGAAAATTTAAATCCAAATGATGATGTAAGCGAAGTTTTAAAGCATGGAACACTTGGGGTAGGATTTATAGGTCTAGCAGAATGTTTAATAGCTCTTATAGGTGAGCATCATGGTGAAAGCGAAAAGGCACAAAAATTAGGTTTAGAAATCATATCACTTCTAAAGTCTAAAGTAGAAAAATATAAAAAGAAATATAACCTCAATTATTCTGTATTAGGCACACCCGCAGAAGGTCTTTCTGGAAAATTTACTCAAAAAGATAAAAAAATATTTGGAGAAATAAAAAATATTACAGACAAAGATTATTATACTAATAGTTCTCATGTTCCAGTTTGGTATAACTGCAATGTTGAACATAAAGCGAAAATAGAAGCACCTTACCATGAATTAGAAGGTGGTGGCCACATATTTTATGTTGAATTAGATGGGGATGCAACACATAATCCTAAAGCTATAATGAAAGTTGTGGATTTAATGAAAAAGTACAATATGGGATATGGTTCTGTAAATCATACAAGAAGTAGATGTATGAATTGTGGTTTTGAAAACGCAGATTCAGAGTTAAAAGAATGTCCTAAATGTGGCAGCAATAGTATAAATATTATCCAAAGAATTACAGGTTATTTAGTTGGAACTACGGATAGCTGGAATAATGCAAAATTAGCTGAGTTAAAGGATAGAGTCACACATGGATAAAGACTATATTTATATTTTAGATATAAAACATGACACAATTGTTGATGGAGAAGGGTTTAGAACATCTATTTATTGTTCTGGATGTAATCATATGTGTAGAGGCTGCCACAATCCTCAATCTTGGGATATAAAAAATGGAACTTTAACTAAAGTATTAGATATTTATAAGGAAATCATTTCAAATAAATTTTCAGATGTAACATTTTCAGGAGGAGACCCACTTCTACAACTGCAAGGATTTGTTCATTTAGCTAAATTAATTAAAAAGAATACAAACAAAACAATATGGTGTTATACAGGTTTTAAGTTTGAGGAACTCATAACAGACAATGAAAAGCTAGAATTGTTAAAATTAATAGATGTTCTTGTGGATGGAAAATTTGAAGAAGATAAAAAATCTTTAGAGTTGATTTTTAAAGGTTCGTCAAATCAAAGGATAATTGATGTTCAAAAAACATTGTATGAAAAACAAATAGTATTATATGAATAAGAGAGGCTTAGCCCTCTCTTTGGAGGTAAATGTTATGACCAAAGAAGAATTTATTACTAAATTTCTTAAAGAGCAGCAGAGAAGAATAAAGGTTTTATATTATGAAGTTGAAAATTTCAAGATGGATAGAAGGTTTAATGAGAGGAAAAAGTCTAGGAGACATTAAAATGTTTCTTTTAATATAAGGAGGAAGTAGCTATATGTATTTTGAAACGGACATTATAAAAAATAAGAATACTGTAAATAAAATAATAAAATATTGTGGTGGAAATACTGAAAAATTGAAAGATTGGCTAAAAGAAATAGAAAATAAAAGTATCAGTAGTTTAGAAGAATTAAAAGAATATCCATTAAAAAGAAATTATAAATTTGTATTTTCCAAAGAAGAAGCTCCTAATTTAGATAAGCTTATAAAAATGAAACTAAGAGATAATTGTTTAGAAAAATGTGAGATTTGTAGTTTAGAAAATCTCTTAAGTATGCTAAATGATGAGATTTTAGATTTAAATAAAGAAGATATCTCTTATGAAGATAATATTGAATGGATTGAAAATTGTAAAGAAGAACTAATTAAATTAAAGGTAGGAAGTATTTGCATAGATTGGTAGAAAAATAAAGGAGTGATACTGTGAGATTTTGGTGTGAGAATTGTAATAAATACTTCAATGTAGAAGAAACATTACAAGAATACTATTATTTCTTAAATGAAGATGTAATAGTATGTCCTAGTTGCAAAAGAGATTTAATACCTATAGCTAGTAAAACGGAATTATCCTTAGGTTCTGATAGTGATACAAACCAATTAGCTTATGTTGAATATGATTGTGGTGATTATAGTTTACTTAGAAAGGTAAATGCAGATATTGAAGATGTAGTAAAACCCATAATACATTACATAAAAAGTTTAAATAAAAATAGTTTAGATTTAAATGGGATTACAGAATAGTGCGGAAAGCCCACTCCTTTAGGTGTGGG